GAGATTATCAATGTCAAGGTTATCACCAACACTATATGAAGATCCAGACTCAGCAACAATCGTCAACACATAGTTTTCATCATCGAGTGCTGCAAACTGCTCGGATTCAGGCAGAGACACAGTAACACCACCAGACACAACGGTCTTGTTAGCGAATGTCCTGTATACAAAGAATGACTCGTCAGAGATAGACTTCATCGAAGTTCTAGGAGCGTCAATTGACAACTCACCATTCTGATAGTCTTTCTGGAAGATGAAAGGACGCATCCTTACCATCTCAGCATACTCACCATCAGCATTGCCACTACCCTTCTTGAGGGAGGCATCCATAATGGCGGTTTGATTAAGGTAATCAAAGACTGGTGTGCCACCTGTAGCGATGTTACCAGTGTTGGTAGCAATCAGAGTAGGATCAACTCTCTTAATTCTTAAAGTATTGCCACCATTTAGACCAGATGCAGTTGTAGTAACAACATCACCAGGACGGAGATCTTCTGCAAACTTGGTCCTGAAACCTGTAGAAAGAGCACCAGTGCCACTTACAGTAACGGTAGAAGACTCAATAGAAGCATTATCATTCAGCAACCAGTTTGCTGCAAATGTTACAACGTTGCTATCATTTCTACCAACAGAACGACGGACATCGGATAGGTTATAAGTATGTGCTGCTTCCAGTGTGCCGATTACACGACCATCTCTTTCAACAACTTCGTTGTTAAGGAAGACACCAGAGACCTGCTCTAGTTTACAGTGAGTGCTGCTACCACTATCAGCAACGAAACCACGGGCACCAGAGGTGCGACCTCTAAGCACATCACCAATAGAAACAGAGTTGTTACCAGATGCAAAGTTTATAGCAGTAAACATCTGTGGATCAAAGAACCACATGTCATACTGGTTTGCCTGATCAACTTGAAGTTGGACAATACGAGCCCGACCGATCTGATTACCAACAATTGAGTTGGATACGCCTAGATTCCAGTCATCGTATAATTCGATAACTTGGTATGCATCAGACACACCTTCACCAGTTAGGTCAGCCCAACCATACTGATCGTAGACTTTAACAAAGTTGCCAAGTCTGAAGTGGATAATACCGTTTTCTACACAAGCAAAATCTCTAGGTTTGGCAGAGTCAACATACTGAGGTGTAAGGAATTCAGTCCTGTATCCTTTCACATACGCTCTACCAGGAGAGATCTCATAACTTAGGAGATCATCTGTAGGAATATTGTTTTGCTGAGTCGTTTGAGTAGGAGTGTAGACCCCGTTGTTAAAACCATCATCAAGACATTCTCTTGCCTTGATACTGAAAGTGTCGATAACATAGTCGCCAGACTCTTCATAGGTCCGACGTGCCATCGACTTCTCAAGCTCTGAGTATGCAGTATGATCAACAAACTGCTCAACTTTACTATTGTTGATTCGTAGTAATTCAACGAAGTTTTTGTCAGTCGAATCATTGATTGCCTTCTTGACAAGGGTAGTCTTAATCTTAAATCTATGACCGCCAGGTGCTGAGTAGTTTGAAGTTCCTGCAGCGTTGTCATTCAGTGACGGATCGTCTTCTGGGGTAACAATAGATTCACTAACTTCCAGACCAACCCTGTAAGAAGGGTTATTGCTATATTGCTCAAGGATCAGGTTTGCAGATGCAACATCAACAAAGTGACCTCTAATAAAGTACACACCATTGTTAATGTATGCAGCAGATGCAACCGCAGTAGAGTCAACGGGTAGCAACTGTCCAAATGGTGATCCAATTTCGATCAGTGTTGTGCCGAAAGTAATTTCGTTTTGAGCAAGCAACTGCTCATTAGATTGGAATCCTTTAATGGTTGTGTCAGAAACTGTGTCACCAGACTCGATATACTTAACGTATAGAGTGACGTAACCACGCTCAGATTCAGAAGCAGCAATTGAATACAAGACCTTTGCTTTAACGCCAGTCGTGATACCCTCAACAATCTGACCATGCAGTTGAGTCCTGTAGGTTTCGACATCGACACCTAGGAATGATTGTTGCAGAATGATTGCCTGCACATTCAGGTCATAACCGACCTGACCAGGGATAACCATCGCGCCTTCTTTGAAGAAGTGTTGACCGATGGATTCAATCTGATTCTGGAGAATCGATTGTAGAGTCGTTAATTCACGCGCTTGGATAGGATATCCAGGGCGGAATAACACTCTGTAGAAATTCTTATCCTTATCGAAGTCGTCGAAATAAGGAGCAATATTTAGATTGGTATTCTGGGGCATCGTTTAGAACTCTACTACGATCTTAATGTCTTCGATTTGGTCACCAGCACGAGTGATAGCGCCTCTATTATCTATGTAAATAACCCGACCCGAATTTGGCTCAACCTCTGGTCTTGCATAACCGTTGGTAAAAGACATACCCAAGTCATACTCAGTGTTGTTAATAACACGAGTAGAGGATCCTGATACAATTGGGAAGTTAATATCAGGGTCGGCAGATGCACCAGATGTTGCACCCACGACAGGGTTACCACCCTCAAACTCAATTAGACTACCAGTGAATTCAGGGAAGACACCATCAATTCTATTCTGGTAATACTTAAGCACTTTGGTTGTGCTATTCCATGAGATCACACGTCCACGAGCAGTCACTTGCTGACCACCAATTGTGCGAGACTGTGTGATAATTTCGTCAGTAGCAAAGTTACCTGTGAAGGTAGGAGCAAAGATAACTGACTTTGTGGCGGACAGAGTAAGATCTGCTGCCAATTCTGTTGTGCCGAATTTGTTAGGGTTGATCACCAAACCAATACGACGGTAGTCGTTATCAGTTGGGAAGTCACCACTACCCTCAGCATAGGTAAACTTGGTGTTAATCATGACTCGGTATCCACCCATCTCTGTCCCTGGCTCAGCACCATGACCGACAGTTGGGGGAATGATCACTTCAACGGTGCCGCCTGATCCTGCACCTGCACCGATACCGTTGACTTCATCGATGATGACTTTACCGAAGGTGTATCCTGATCCACCCGATGTGACAGTAGCATTAACAATACGCCCCCCATCGACAACCAAAGAAACACGACCGCCAACACCATCTCCTTTGATAGGCACATTCTCGTAGGTTCCATTGTTATACCCTGCACCAGAAGAAGAAATAATAACTGTATCGATCTCACCACCAATTGCATCGGACACCACAGCGGTGTCACTCAGCACAGGCATGTATTCATTGGAGAAGAATTTCAGTACAAGACCCACAGGGATCGTATACATATACTTCCAACGATAACCGTCAGCAGTGGTAATAATAGAAGTTGAAGTACCCGTAGGCTCAACAGTAGAAGGCTTACCGTTAGGATCACTAGGGGATGTCCCGTTATAGATGCACTTATAGACTTGATACGATGAGTTAACAACGTAAAAGTCTGCATCATAAAGTTTGGTAGCACCAGAAGACGCGGTTTTAGTTGCGCTGTAGTCATGACGATACATATCGTAAACATAACCCAAGCCACCAGTGGTTTGCTCAGGAGGAATCCAGTCAGTCCTACGAATAACTTGAATAGTATCATTCGCCAGCACCCGCTTCATTGATATCATGTCAGCGAAGTCATCGCTAAACTCTTGGAAAGAGTCTACAGGATCGGGCGCTGCATTCTCGTTATCCCAAGGTTGGGGACGACCGATGAAAACATACAGACGATCACGACTACTTCCAGCTTCACTATCAGTCTGAGCAGGATCGGGTCCTTGCAGAGACTTGATAAGTCGGCTGGCAGTAAAAATTCTAAATTGGTCGGTTAGTAGCGCCATTTGTTACCAATTATCCTATAGTTTTATTTATGGGGTTAATACTCACCCTCATTTCTGAGGAAGTTGTTATACTCAACTGCGATGATTTTTGCTTGGGCTCCAGAGGAGTTTCCTTGCAGTGTCTCACCTACAGTAAATTTATATGTTGGGTCATTATCTTGAATCGACTTAACATCTAGATAGAATTGACCATCTTTAGGTCCAAGTCTTCTATTTGTAGTTGTTGCTGCGACACCAGATGATTGTCCAGTTGCAAGTTCTTCGCCACCAGCATTTGGGACGTTAAAAAGAGCAGCAGTAATATACTCAATTATGATAGTTGCAGTAGCGACATGGGCATCACCATCTCCTAAAGCACCTGCAGACTGGATAGTAGCAACCAATTGGTTAGGACTACCATCATAGATTTGATCGCCAATCTGGAAGAGCGTGGTGTTGGTGCCACCTAATTCTTCCTCAATACCATATTTAGACGAGGCGATGCCCCCATCTAAGTTGACTTGGTTTTCAAAATCTGTGCCGTCATTCAGAATGTCAGGAATGCCATCTCCAAACTGCTGCACACCATCGGCATCAACAAACTCCTCATCGTCATCTTCAAACCTTCTGTTTTGAATGACTGACAAAGGTGTAGTAAATGCAACAATTTCGCTGCCTTCTGCTTCAACCAAAGTATGTGGTGCGACACCAGTTGAAGATGATCCAGAAGTACCTGCAAAGAATGCAATGATCTTTGACTTCTCACCTGATCTACCAGCATCAATAAATGCCAACTCATCAACCTGGAATGTCAGATATAATGCTCTCTCGGTCTCATTCCAATCATAAACAATAGCGACTCTGTTACTTGCAGATTCAATAACACGTCTTACTTTATCCGTAACTTGGAAGTCGTAAAGTGTGTCTCCTGTATTGATATCATTTTGGAGAGTGTCAAGAATGACTTTCTGATCAAATCTAAAGTTTGTGCCCCTGTCACACCCAATAAATGATGTGGCAGTTTTACCTGTATATCTGACAACTTCTCTACCGAGAAGGAATTTACCAGATCCAGGATAAGGTGCAGTTGACTCAACGTGAATAGTTTCATCACCAGTGCCAACGTCAGTCAGAATACCTGCTAAATTGTAAACAACAGAGTTTAGAGACTGTCTGTTTCTTGCAGTCTTGATCAGGTTTGTATCTCTTGTGAAGATAACCTGAGGAGGATTTACATAACCAGCACCACCTGCTATGAGATCAATAGTGGTAATAGCACCAAGATCAATAAATGCTGCAGCACTGGCACCAGATCCACCACCACCAATAATTTGAATTAGAGGAGGATCTTCAAAGAACTCACCAGAATCGGTGAGGGTAATTGCAGTAACTTTACCGAATGGGTTGACACCCGCAACGCCAGTTGCACCTTGTCCACCACCACCTGAGATGATAATGTTGACATCTTCTTCGGTATAGTTTCTACCAAACTCTTCAATGGCAAGACCTGTAACCAGACCTGTAATAGGCACCAACTCGGATCCAGATCCACCACCACCTTTAACTTCTGCTTCAGCAGTAAAGTATTCATCACCAAACTGAGTCATCTGGATGAAGTCAATACCACCGTTATCCTTCAGGAAGATCTTTCCTTCAGCAGGGACAGTTGCATTTTCATCAGTAATTTCCAGACGCATGGGATCATACCCTTCACCTGGATCCAATACTTCTACAGCAGTGACTTCACCATTGACACCATCAATGACTGGTCTAAGCACAGCATCCCTGATGGGAGTGCCACAATTTTCAACACGAAGTCTAGGGGGGTCAGCAGGATCATACCCACTACCTCCCGCAGTAACATAAACTTCTCTTACCCCAAATATACTATTAAATACAGGGAAAATTGAAGCACCAGATCCAGGGACTGTTCTTGTCATTAGACAACCACGAGATTACCGACCATTCCAGAGTGAATGGTGCATTGATAGACATATGTTGTGCCTGCTGCAAGGGTCATAGGCACGGTCCAATATTGGACTGCAGTTTGGGATCCACTCACACCAGCAGTTACAGCAGATCCAGCATTTGTCTGTCTCAGAGCAAATGGGTGTCCACTACCAGTAGTGTTATTAAATCTATACGTGAAACCACGATAGACATAGATGGTTGGGTTTCCAGTTCCACTCCATCCATTGTTGTTGAAGGAATATCCACCACCTGTCGTCCCAGAAATCTCGAAACCCACAGCAGGAGTTGCAACCGCTTCAACTTCACCACTTGTATTAGTAATGAAACTCTGATTCTCTGACAGAGACTGACCACTAGCAAGAAACAATTCAGCAGCAATGCTGACGTTATTCTCAGTAACAGTTGTCGTTACGCCGTTGCCACCAACGACTGCCAATGATCCAGTAGTGGAATTGGAAGTAGTAGTGCCAGAATCGCCAGTTACCGTAGCAAAAATATTTTGATCAACGTTAGGGGAATCATTAGTGATTGTTAGATTATCACCACCCACAGCAGTGGAGATCCCAGTACCGCCAACAAAGTTAACAGTAGTAGTAGCACTGCCAGCCGTTTTGGATCCCGAATCAGATCCGATAACAGAGAAAAGATTTTGATCAGGATCACCTAACGTCCCCGTCATTGCAATTGTTAATGTATCTCCAGCAATGGTCGTGGAAATATTTGTGCCACCAGATACAGTGAGGACATCAGTAGCAGCACTCGCAGTAGTAGATCCCGTATCAGCATTAAAACCTTCAAATAAATTCTGTGTAGATCCACCGCCTCCAGATGCAGTGGCATCGTTGTCTGGATACCAATTGCTATTGGCAGCAGACCATTTAAGGACTTGACCATCGGAGGGACCACCACCAACTGTCATGTCAACATCGGTTAACTCACCAACGCTAGATCCAGAATCAATCAGTTGGACCCAAGCACCGCCATGTGCAAAGTATCCATGATTCTCAGCATGGACATGTGCAAACATACCATGATGATCTGCTGCAGCAGGAAGATCTGCGGTTTCAGCAAAATGGTTTGAATACTTTAGTTTACCGTCTGTGCCATCAATATATGTCAGAGCACTTCCAGTGCCACCTGCCCAAAACTTAATATGACCACTACCGTTAGGTTTTATGACGACATCGCCATTGTTTGTTGAGCTGACTTGGAATCCACCAACATCTAAATTAGAAGTTAACGTATCAAAATCTCCCTCAGCAAATTGGGATCCATTCCATTTTAATAATTGTCCTGAGGTAGGACTGCCAATATTCACCAACAGGTTGGTGTCATTACCAAGAGCGGTATAAACTTCGTCAATGACGCTATTCAGTTTGATAGCACCATCTCTGAGACTATCACCTGTTCCGTCATTTGCTGAC